GGGCCTTGACCGTATCGATAAGCGTGGCCTGCTCCGCCAGAATCAGATAGGCATTGTAAGTACTGCCGCGTTTGGTCTGATAACCATGGAAATCCCGGATATTCCAGTCGACGGCTCCAACCCAGTACACGTTATTGCTGATTTTTACGGCATTTTGCATATCGGCATGTTCCCTCCTTCAGGAAAATTGAATTGACAGACGAGACAAATCAAATTGACGGAAATGACATTAACAAAATTTCCCGAGATTCGTCAACCGGTCATCTTTGACGGCCCCGCAAAAAGTCGAAAATCGCCCGCATCGGAATCCTGGACGGACGCGAAGGACTTGACATGAAGAGATGTTATCTCCTTAACCCGGCCCCTTGGCATAAAAAAGGACTTTCCGGCGGCCGTCGTTCTGGTTTCATTTCATTTAGAAGATTGACAAGAACGTTTTTTTATATTATTGAGCAGCGGATTTTTCAAACCGATTCCTCAGTAGCTCAGTCGGTAGAGCAGATGGCTGTTAACCATCGGGTCCGTGGTTCGAGTCCGCGCTGAGGAGCCAATTTTAAATCTGCTAAATTTTAGCAGATCCTTGTTAACGCGAAACCCCGTTGGGTCATCCCTTCGGGGTTTCGTTATTTCTAATGAATTCGCAGCCTCTTGCACACCCCAACGAATTTCCCCATATTCTCCATTTCACCGGTTGTTTTCGGGGAACCGAATGTAACGCGGACGATTGCGTCCGAAGCCCCAGAAAAACGCCTCAAAATCTCCAATTCTCCGTTTCTCTCCAATTATGGGGTTAACAGCTTCCTCTTCAACATTCAATCCCCGACACCCCGAAAGAGAATCCGGTAAGTATCTATCAAAAGCCGGGCACGAGTGCCAGGAAAAATTACCAGACAGCGGGGCGGCCGGAGAGACGGAAATCGTTGTGGGTGACGCCATGACAGCCTTCTAAGGCTGACAGATGGGCTCCATGATTTCCGACCCGAAAATCGAGCCCATCTCGCTCTGGCTGCATCCACGATGTTTCTCCAATGGCTGCCGCAAGGAGGACATGATGGAAGCCGGAGAACCTGCAGTACCTTTACTCGAAAAAACAATTTCAGAAATCGCATCGATATTGGCGGAAGGATACCTTCGCTATCGGAATAGACGCCGTCTGCCCGCACCTGATCCGGATATTATCGGGCAGGAAAATAATTCACAACATTCTGATTTTATTGAGACTATTTCACTTGATTCTTCAGGCGATATAGGCCTTGTTACATAGAGCATCTAAGAAAGATTTTAGGAAGTGTGGAGGTTCCAGTGGATAAAGCGACTTACCAGCAGGTGCAGGCCCTTTCCCGGATGACTGTCGGCGAACTGCGGGAAAGGTATATCGATGTCTTCGGTGAGGAAACGAGGTCGCATCACAAGGATTTTCTTCTCAAGCGGATCGCCTGGCGTATTCAGGCCTTGGCTGAAGGCGGCCTTTCGGAACGAGCAAAACGAAGGGCCGAGGAAATAGCAAATGACGCCGACCTTCGGATCCGTATACCGCGCGATCCCGTCAAACCAGGGTTGATGGAAGTGAGGCGGCGTTCTGTGACTGGACGGCTTCTCCAATTAATGGATACCAGGTTGCCCTTGCCCGGGACTCTGCTGGTCAGAGAATTTCAGGGCCGGGATATCGTGGTCAAGGTTCTCGACAAGGGCTTCGAGTATGAGGGCCGCCACTTCAAGTCTTTGTCCGCCATCGCTAAGGAGGCGACGGGTACTAAATGGAACGGGTTCCTCTTTTTCGGGCTGAAAAAATCCAAGCGGCCGCGAAATCAGAACCATGAGTCGAAAGGGAGCAATGAATGAGCAGAACCAGTGCATCCGCCATGCAATCGGTGGAGGATCTCAAGGCCACTATACGGTGTGCCATCTATACCCGGAAATCAACAGACGAGGGCCTGGACCAGGACTTCAACAGCCTCGACGCCCAGAGGGAATCCGCGGAGGCCTACATAGCGAGCCAACGACATGAAAAGTGGCTGTGCATCTCCGAACGCTACGATGACGGCGGATTCACCGGCGGCAATATGGAGCGGCCGGCCCTCAAGCGACTCATTGCGGACATCGAATCCGGCGGCATAGATTGTGTGGTGGTTTACAAGGTGGACCGTCTTAGCCGGTCCCTCTTGGACTTCTCACGCCTCATGGAGCTTTTCGACAAGCACGCCGTGAGTTTCGTCTCGGTCACACAGCAGTTCAACACAACCAGTTCCATGGGTCGCCTCACGCTAAACATTCTGTTCTCCTTCGCCCAATTCGAACGGGAGATTATCTCGGAGCGCACCAGAGACAAGATGTCCGCCGCCCGCAAAAAAGGGAAATGGATCGGCGGCACGCCGGTTCTGGGCTACGACTTGGATCCCAAAGGGGGACGTCTGATCGTCAATGAAGATGAGGCCGCCCGAGTGCGTGCTATTTTCGATCTCTACATGGATCGCAAGGCCTTGATGCCTGTCGTTTCTGAACTCGAACGGCGCAAATGGGGGAAAAAACAGTGGACCACCAAGCGAGGTGATATCCGCGGCGGGAATCCGTTCACGAAGAACAGCCTCTATCGATTGCTCACCGGCGTTGTCTACACGGGCAACGTCGACTACAAGGGAACGATTTACAAGGGAGAGCACGAGGGAATTGTGGATCCCGATCTTTGGCAGCAAGTCCAGGATATTCTGAGACACAACGGCCGTTCCGGGGCCAAGGATGTACGCAATAAATATGGGGCATTGTTGAGAGGATTGCTTTACTGCGCACCGTGCAGAGCCGCCATGGTGCATTCCTACACCGTGAGAAACGGCAAGTGCTATCGTTACTATGTCTGTTTGACCGCCCAGCAGCGGGGATGGACAGCCTGCCCGACAAAATCCGTCAATGCCCATGAGATGGAGGTTGCGGTGATCGACTACATCCGCGGTCTTGGCTCAAACATTGACATCTTTTCGGAAACGGTATCAGCGGTGAGAGATCAGAACGAAAATCGGTTGCATGACCTCGAAACTGAACGCCGGGCGAACGAGCGCGAGCTCAAAAGGTTGGATGACAGACTTCACGCCCTCGTAAGCGACAATTCGGCCTTACGCACCGATAGTCGGCTGGTTACGGATCAAATGGCCGACCTGCAGGACCGGATAAGTTTTCTGGAACAGAGGATGACCGTCATTCGGGAGGAGATTATCCTCATCCAGAGGAAGACTCTGGATGAGGAAGACCTGAAGAAAGCGCTCAACGCTTTCGATCCCGTCTGGGAATCACTCGCACCACGCGAGCAGGCAAGGATCCTCAAGACCCTTATCGAACGTGTCGCCTACGATGGGCGCGACGGCAAGGTCACAGTGACCTTTCGCTCTCCGGGCATCAAGGCATTGTGCATGGGTGACGAAGTCCGGATGCTGGAGGAACATGAACTCAAGGAAAAGTTATAACAATAACACAGAACACCTCGAAGCGAGTTTTACCTTCCAACCGAGGAACAGACGGAAGAACGGCGATACACGCCCTGAAAGGACCATTGATGTCATCGGCAAGGGGAACATTCCCCGTGTATCCAGGCTGCTCGCTTTAGCGATTCGCTTCGAGGATCTGGTTAGACGAGGCGAGGTTCAGGACTATGCAGACCTCGCCCGTCTCGGCTATGTAACCCGTGCTCGGATAACCCAGGTCATGAATCTCCTCAATCTCGCCCCGGACATCCAGGAGGATATCCTCTGTCTTCCCAACACAACCCAAGGTCGTGATCGAATCTATGAGAGAGATTTGCGGCCGGTTGCCGCCGTTCTCCACTGGCACCGTCAGAGGAAAATGTGGATTCAACTACAAAAAAGCCGCATCGATTAGGCGTCCTGTGCAAAATTCCTTGTTCTAGAGGATTTTTCATATCATCTTTCCCCGGGCCTTGTTACAGACCAGCGAGATAAAGCCAAAATACTTGCTACTTTCTGTCCTGGTTGGCAGCAAGGTCACCGCTTTTCAAATACTTGGACGTTCTTCAAGATACTGTGTAAAATTTTTAAATTGACCTGACGTTTATCAGGGCTATATAATAATACCTTTAGTGCAGCCGCACATTTTATCTGTGTTCCCTGCAATAAAGAAAAACGAGGTATTCAAAATGGAACATAAAGGCAGAGGCCGACGCCCTGTTGAAGAAATAACCGATAGTCAGCTTAATACTTTGGGGGAAATACGCCGCTTCATAAACCATCGAGGATTCCCCCCGACCATAAAGGAACTTGCGGATATCCTCGGGATATCCCATGCGAGCGCTCACGACCAGGTGAACCAGCTCGTCCGCAAAGGATACCTGAAACGGGAGGCGAGGAAGGCAAGAAGTATCTCAATCGTTCGTGAGTTGAAAGACATGCCTGCAGTCATGACAGCTGTTCCTATTGTTGGGCGTATCTCCGCCGGTCAACCGATTATCGCTGTGGAGAATATCGTCGGTGAAATTATGGTCGAAAGCAGCATTACACGTTCAGGCAGGTACTTCGCCCTTGAGGTTGCGGGAGACAGCATGGTGAATGCAGGGATCAAAGAACGCGATCTGGTGGTGGTCCGCGAACAGCCCGTGGCTGAGAGCGGAGACATCGTGGTCGCGATGCTCAATGATGAGGCCACGGTGAAGCGACTTTTCATTAGTCACGAAAATATAGAGTTAAGACCGGAAAATCCGAAGCATCGACCGATCCCCGTCGGACCCGACGACGGGATGCGCATAATTGGCAAGGTCGTCGCCATCAGGCGGCCCGGCTGAAAGCACAAATGCCAGGGATTGCCTGGCTATAAGACACAAGGAGAAAAGGACGAATGGCGACGTACAACCTCAGGCGGTTTTCCCATGCCGAAGGCCTCAAGGCCATCGCGCGTGATCATTTGTTGGCTCTACTGAATCCCCATAAGCTCTACTTCGACGGCCGGGGTTTGACGTTGCCACCGCTATCGGCCTCTGACGGTTTCGACTATGACCGGCTCATCGATGTGCTCATGAACCCGGACACGGGAACACCGAAGGGATTGCTCGATGCTCTCTACTTCGTGCATGAGATGGCAACACCTGAAGCCATGGACATCCTACTCCAGGAGGCGGAAAACAACGGCATCTCCTTGGATGGAGACACCGATCCCACTGCAGCGGACGTCGCCGTTCAGGTTTACCTGCAGGACAGGGATCTTCTTGAACGCAAGCACGCCGAGCAGTATCTCATGAAGCCTCGCTCCTTCGAATACTACCAAACCGATACATATCCGATCCCTGAGTTCAAACAACCGACCACAGAAGCGCTGAGCATCCTGGAACAGGACCTCGACGATTGGTTCGAGAAGAAAAAGCGCGGGAGGGGATCGCGGGTTTTCGTTTACCCTAAAAAAGATTCCGTTTGGTTCCTGGTACGTCACGGTGACCCGTTGAGACGCGAAGGCAGCCTTGACGGCGGCCAGGCATCAAGCGTTTTCTATCGTCCCGAGAAGTATGACGTCCTCGTCTATGTACCAGCCATCGGCGAGATTCGGATGCACGCCTGCGGAAAAGGTGAAAAGGACCTCTTTCGACGCCAGTTTGGCCGCCATGTGTTCAACAACGAGAATTTCTTTCCGGAGACCGGTAAGTATACTCTTGAGCCGCTACGGACCGATGGAGAAGCATCCATCGTCTGCACGGACGTGGACGGTATGGAGTGGGTGCGCCTGAAGGAAATTCAATTCTTCTGGGGCGGATCTGAAACGGAAATCGAAATACGTAAGGCCAACGACGTGTTCGCCGCCTATACCGGTCGGGGGCGAACAATGCCCCAAAATGCGCGTATCACCCGGGCGAGTTTTCAGGTGAAGTTTTCGGATTCGAAAACGGCCCGCACAGTGACGATCCGTCCATCGAACATCGCCCAATACACCAGGGACAGTGACGCCGCCGTGGTCGAGGAATGGCTGACGAAACGCGGATTCGTACTGGCCGAGCAGGAAGACGATGAAGAATAGAAAGTCAGGTTTCTGGCATGCACTCGAAGCTGTTCCGGGCGCGGCGGCGGTGGATATTGAATGGAAAGCCCTGCTGGGGAGTGATTACGAAACGGCGAAGGCCTTCCTTCGACCGAACGGCAAGATGGCAGCTTCACATCCCTGCATGGTACGACGCGGCTGCGGCTGTGAGCACGAAGTGGTTGTGCACGATTCAGAGGATATCGTTGCCGTCTGCCGATGCGAGCGTGGATGTGAAACCTTCTCCTTGCAGCGATCCGACATCGTGGTCTATGAACTGGACCGTCGCAGCCTCGACGCAGCACTCGCCAAGGTCTTCGGTCTGTTCGAGGAGACAGACTCGGCGACCGACCTTCCTGGAACGACGCGCATCGGCGTTTACTCCCTATATGCCGGATATCGCTTTCCGGTCTACCTGACCATTCAGATGGAGCCCGACGATTTTAACAGGATCCTTGATGGCCTCCTCAGCCGGAATGACAATCCATTTATTCTCTTAGCTCCAACACGAAATCATTGCACTAGCATGGCGGAGAAACGATTGGCCGCTAAAGGGTCTATATACATACCTCTGTCTGAGAATGTATCCCGACAATTTCAACTGTTGCGCTCCATGGACGATATTTTTGCGAATCTTCCACGGCCTAAGGAAAACGACGCCAGACTCTTTTTCCCGACACCTCCGGATGCAATCTGGGAAAATGTATCCATTCGCTTCAAGGATGGCCATACCGTTTCAATCAAGGTGAAATCGGTTGGAGGGGTATTCAATTATACCCAGATGGGAATGGCCAATAAAAAGAACGGCAATCCAACCCTCCAATGGAAGCTCCTTGAGGTATTTGCCAATGAACGCGGCATATTGGATTGGAGCAGTGACGAAGCAAACCCGAGAAACCAAAAACGCCGTGAACTCCTCGCCGCCAACCTGCGGGAATTTTTCCGTATTAAAGGCGATCCTTTCAAGATGACAAAAGATGGGAAAGGTTGGCAGGCACGCTTCCTTATTTCTCCCGAAGAATAGTTCACCTCCCCCCTCATCGAAATTTCGATGGGCCTCTAAAAAAAATAACAAAATATTTTTCCATCCAAAATTCGTCTACAAGACTGTAATCATAGTCTTTTCTCATTTATAGCTTTTACCTCCCCGGATCATCCACGCCCCTCTCATCGAAATTTCGACAATGAGGGGTGTAGGTCCGGCGAGAACCTCATCCCTAAAATAAGCGCCCGGTAATCCGGGTCACAGCCCCCTGGGGAGTCCATTCGCCGGACCCCACTCCCAGGGGGCTATTTTTTTGATGCGCCACGGGCGCGAAAGGAGGTCCGGTATGACGAATGTCGTGACAAAGGCGACTCTGACTCCTGCCAGAAAACGCCTACTCGAGCTGATGCAGGAGATCAACTACGGACGGATCGAGAAACTTCATGTCCGGGACGGTGAGCCCGTCTTCGATCCCCCGCCCACCGTGCTGCGGCTTTTCCTGTTTGGCAAGGACAACGGGCCGAACGAATCACGCGGCAACGACGGCTTCGCCCTGAAAAGGAAGGTCGCGGAGCTGTTCGAGGTCTTTGATAGGGAGCGATTTCTCTCGATCCAGGAACTCATGATCGACAACGGATTGCCCATCCGCATGACCGTGGCGGACGAGGTCCGGGTCTGATTCAGACCCGGCAATAGAATACGGTTCAACATCAGACAACAGACTGGCCGCAGAGCGGAGGTCGTTGTGGGTGTCGCCGATACCGGCGTACTCGCAATGCCTCCGCTTTTTTTCTGTAGAGCGTTCATTCCGGCACAGGTTGACACCCGCACGAGCTCCTCCTCGGCCCCGAGGAGGCTCAGATGGGTATCAAACATTGTGAAGGAATTGACGAGTATGCCGTTCAGATCATCAAATTCAAGGCAAAACAACTGGTCGGACGTGTTGGTTTGACCGACTCCGACCGCGAGGACCTGGAGCAGGAAATGATCCTGGACCTGCTCCAACGCCTGCCCAAATACAACCCCGACCGCGCGCAGCGCAATACCTTCATCGCCCGAGTGGTGGAACATAAGATCGCCACTATCATCGAGGCGCGGAAGGCAGGACTACGGGATTACCGCCTATGCAATTGCTCTCTTAACGAACGCCTCGAGGACGAGGAAGGCGGCTCGGTCGAGCGCATGGAAACCATCGACCAGGAGGATTATCTGCGCTTGACTGGCGGACTTTCACGCTCAACGGCCGAGTTGCGTGATCTCTCCATCGACGTCCGTCAGGCAATCGAAAAGCTCCCGCCGGAACTTCGCGAGCTGTGCCGGCGTCTCGGAATCGACACCGTGACGGAGCTTTCCCGAGACACCGGGGTACCACGGGGAACCATCTACGAGTCCCTCAAGAAACTGCGCGCCAACTTAGAGGCAGCTGGGCTGAAAGACTATCTTTGATTCCCCGACGGTTCGGGTCCGTTTCCGGTAGGTATTGACCGGATCCCACTGAACGTAATGGAGGCATAACCATGAACCGAGAACTTTACCGATATAACTTCGATCCCAAGGTCCCCATCAGGGACGTCGAAGAGTCCCTTCTCCTTGCGGTTATCGCCGCCGAGAGCCTTCATGGCCGGTCGCTGGTTCGGTTGGACGCGTCTTTTCGGTTTGATACCCAGAAACGTTCTTGCGTCGTGGACGCGGCGACCGATGTCGGCCGTGCCATCGCCCGCATCTTCACCGGTTTCCTCACCCGGGAATTCGGCGAAGAGGCCTTCAACGTGGAGCGCGTTGAATCAGAGAAAAAATAATTAGGAGGTGCAAGCATGAAAATCATAACCGCGGATCAACGATTGGCTGAGAGAAAACGAATCAAGGGAGCGATATTTGGGCCCCACGGTATCGGCAAAACGTCTCTCTTGTGGAGCCTTGATCCGGATAAAACACTCTTCCTCGACCTTGAGGGCGGGGACCTGGCTGTCCAGGATTGTCCGGTGGATCAGATCAAAATCAATACGTGGGAAGAAGCGATCAATATGGCTTGCCTTATGACCGGTCCCAATCCATCGAGACGACCGGAACAGCCGTATAGTCAAGCCCATTATGAATTCATAGCTGGGGAAACTGATCCGTCCTTTCTTCAGAAATACGACACTGTTTTTTGGGATTCCATTTCGGTTGCCTCGCGTCTGTGCTGGCAATGGGCAACCGGTCAGCCGGAAGCGTTCTCAGAAAAGACGGGCAAGCAGGACAACCGCGGGGCCTATGGACTGGTCGGCCGTGAATTAGTTCAGTGGCTAACCCAAATTCAATATTGCAGAGACAAAAATATATGGGTTGTCGGTGGTCTTGATCGGAAAGAGGATGATTACGGCCGTGCTCTTTGGGTGCCGCAAATCGAAGGCGCCAAAGCAGGCAACGAATTGCCGGGCATCTTTGACGAGATCATCAGCATGGTTGCACTAAAGGACGATTCCGGCAATCCCTACCGCGCTTTTGTTACGCATCAAGTCAACCCCTGGGGCTATCCGGCAAAGGACCGTAGTGGACGGTTGGACATGGTCGAGGAGCCACATCTTGGCCGTCTTATGCAAAAAATCAGCGGACCCAAGCCTGAACGAATATTCCAGACACAGATAAAGGAGGGCAATAACAATGAGTAATTTCTTTGATTTCAACACGGCATCCGAGCAACAGGAGGGCGATCTGCTTCCCTCTAAAACTTACGCAAGAGTAATCTGCGCCATTCGGCCGGGAGGACATGGCGTTGGGGGATGGCTCTCAAAATCGCAATCCGGTTTCGAGTACCTGGTCATGGAACTGACCCTATCATCCGCACCTTATGCCAAGCGAAAGATTTTCCAGAACGCCGGCGTGGGCGGAGTGACAGAAGGGCACGAAAAAGCGGCTTCGATAACGCGATCACTGCTCCGCGGAATGCTGGAATCGGCCAAGGGTATCGATCCCAAAGATGAGTCTGATAAAGCCCGACGAGCGCGCATCATCAGCACCTGGGAAGAACTGAATGAACTGGAATTTGCCATAGAAATTGGTATCGAAAAGGGCAAGGACGGTTACGGCGACAAGAATAAAATCCTGCGTGTTCTGACTCCCGACCACAAGATATATCAGCGAGTAATGGCGGGAGAAACTGTTCTGCCCGGCGGACCTGGAAAGACAGATCCGACTGCGGCGCTTCCTAAAAACACGCCACAGCCAACAAAAAACCAGGCACCCTCAGCAATTCCGGCATGGGCGAGGTAAACAATGCTTCCCCGTCCATATCAGGAAACCCTTGTAGAGCGAGCGGTAAGTGCGTTGTCCGAATACGGAAACACGCTTGCCATCGCCCCCACGGGATCCGGCAAGACGCTTATGATTTCTTGGTTGCTTGCAAGTCTGGGCGGCCGGCAAATGATCCTGCAGCATCGGGAAGAATTGGTCGCGCAGAATCGGGAGAAGTTCCACCGGATCAATCCGGATAGGAGTTCCTCTGTTTATGGTCTCGGTATCAAAGACCCTTCCGGAGACACTATCTTCGGCATGGCTCAGACACTTGGACGGAATGGCGGCATGGAGATTCTTCCGCCATTGGACGTTCTGGTAATTGATGAAGCACATCACACCAGATCGGAGACATACCAGCGCATCGTCGATGCCGCCAGATCCCGAAACCCCAATGTTCTCATCGCGGGATTTACCGCGACAGCATCGCGTGGCGATAAACGTGGTCTGAAGCCGACCTTCGACAATGTCTGCGACATGATCACAATGCGGCATCTGGTGGATCTGGGGTTCCTGGTCCCCCCACGGACGTTCATTGCCACCCTTCCCGGTCTTGCTGAAGAAATCCAAAAAGTACGGAAAACGTCGTGTGGCGAATACGACTTAGACGAGGTTGAAACATTAATGAACACCGTGCCGGTAAATACCGCGGTGTTCAGGGAATGGAAGGATCTCGCCGGTGACCGGAAAACGATCGCCTTCTGCTCCACGATCCGCCATGCGGAAGCGGTCTGCGCCCTGTTTCAGGAGAACGGGATAAAGGCGGACTGTATTTTCGGTGATACGCCAAATCGAGCGGAAATCCTGAAACGCTTTGAATATGGCGATCTGCAGGTCCTCTGCAACGTGGCCGTTCTAACCGAAGGCTATGATTGTCCGCCTCTTTCCTGTGTCGTTCTCCTTCGGCCGTGCTCATTTAAATCCACCATGCTGCAGATGATCGGTCGTGGTCTGCGAGTCGTGGATCCGGAAGAACATCCAGGGGTGATAAAGCGGGACTGCATTGTCCTGGATTTTGGAGAATCAATTCGCATCCACGGCGATCTGGAACAGGGCGTCCGATTGGATGATTTGGAAGGAACAGAAGCAGCAAATAAAGAATGCCCGAGCTGCAATACACTGATCCCCATACAAACGAGAGAGTGCCCTGTTTGCGGTTATGAATACCACGCCGGCGCTAAAGGCGCCGCTCAGGAGAAGGAATACTCCGATGTGGTGATGATGGAAGTAGATTTGCTGAAAAAATCACCTTTCAAGTGGGCAGACCTATTCGGCAGCGGGAAGGTCATGGTCGCCAGCGGATTCAATGCCTGGGTTGTGACGGCATCGGCAAATGGAAACGATTGGGTATCGTTGGGTAAGATGAAGGGCAAACCCATGCGCCGATTATCCGTCGGTGCGAAAGTCCCGGCCCTTGCTCAAGCGGATGATTTTCTGCGGTTGCATGAAGACACGGATGCCGCGCAGAAAAGCAGGCGCTGGCTGAAGGACCCGCCATCATTTAAACAACTGGAGCTGCTCGCCAACATTGGTTGGAATGTAAACGATTACAATCTCAGAAAGTACGAGGCTTCCTGCCTCCTCAATTTTCTCTGGAACAAATCAGCAATCGAACAGGAGGTCTTTCGACATGCCCGTTGATTATCAGAAACTGGGTGAAGCACTCTTGTCAGCAGGACTCACAGGGAAAGCTGTAAACGACTATTCCCGCACTGAGGTTGATGCCCTTGTCCGCGCCTGCATCGAGGCTTTGATACCGGATAAGGGGGCGAAGTTCAGCCTGCCGTACATCAGCGATGCTGGGGATCTGGTGATCCCGTTTGATGCAGATCCCCGATTCCATTACTGGAAGCCCTGCGGGCAATCCATTTTTGAAACGCTCCGGGAATTAGGCGCCAGCAAAGAGGTGTGGAGTAAATACGTTAACGATCCCAATGAACCTTTCTAACTATTATGCAACCACACACTGGCGGCAGAAATCGAAAGAATTTCGGGAGCTGGTGGGCAAATGTGAACAATGCGGATCAACGCTGAAATTGCAGGTGCACCACAAGAGGTATCGGTTTTTTCGGGAAAAAGATTCTGATCTCTCCTGCCTCTGCGACACGTGCCACCTCCAGGGCATACATAAACAAAAAGGAGAGCTGGACATGCTCGATTTTAATCACCAAATAAACCAATCAGATCGAATAAATCACCTCATTGACGAGGCTCTTACCGGCAGGCCCGAGCGACCCAGGGATTATCTCGGAGGCTCTCGTCTCGGCGGCGAATGTGCCAGGGCCCTCCAATATGAATTTTTTAATACACCACGAGACAGGCCATTCGAAGGAAGAACCTTACGGATATTCTCCATCGGTCATGTAGTCGAAGACCTGGCCGCGGAATGGATCCGCATGGCTGGGTTTGACCTGAGAGTAAAGGATAAAGAGGGCCGACAATTTGGTTTTTCCGTCGCCGGCGGGAAAATATCCGGTCACATAGATGGAGTTATTGTGGGTGGACCTGACGAGTTCGGTCCGTATCCGCGGTTATGGGAATGCAAAACAGCGAACGCCAAAAAATGGCGTGAGTTCGAAAAGAACAAAGTCAAAAAGGCCAACTGGATCTATTATGTCCAGGTTCAGATCTACATGGCCTACATGGACCTTGCCGACAGGCCTGCCCTATGGACATGCGTCAACAAGGACGATTCATCTCTGTATCACGAAAATATCCCTTTCGATCAGTCAGTTGCACAAGACGCGTCGGACAGGGCAGTCCGGATTATCCAGGCCTGCATGGCCGGTGAATTGTTACCGCGGGAATATCCATCTGCCGATTTCTACCAGTGCAAATGGTGTGCGTGGGGAGACAAGTGCTGGCATGACTGAAATATATGATTTCGATTTCAATAACGCCAAAAGACAAGATGAAGACCCGCCGGATCATCCACCGGCTCACCCAGAGCAGGCGTTCCAGAATGCTATTGCAGCCGCGGGGCTCGGTTGCCCGGTCATCAATCCCACCGGACAGATCGAACGATACGACGCGCCAGGGGAAAAGCGGGGCAGAAAATCAAACTGGTATGTCTTCTTCCCCGACGACATTCCCGGCGGGGCCGCCGGGTCATGGAAGGACGGCGGTCTTTCGACGTTGACCTGGAGCGCCAGGGACGTCTCCGAAATGACGCAACGGGAGAGACAACGGTACGAAAACCGGATGGCCGAGGCAAGGCGCCTGCGCGAACAAGCGGAGCAGGTCCGCCGAGCGGAAGCGCGCGATGAAGCCACTAAACGATGGGAGGCGGCAAAGGAACCCACGCCGGGCCACGCTTACCTTCAAAAGAAGCAGGTCAAGGCGTATGGGATCCGTCAGGATGAAAAAGGAAGGTTGATGATTCCCATCCTGGATTCGGAAGGAACGCTGCATTCCCTCGAATACATTGATCCGCATGGCGGGAAACGGTTTCTCACTGGAGGGGAACTGAAGGGACACTTCCATGTCATTCCCGGCGAAGGCCAGACAGCATATCTGGTCGAAGGATACGCCACCGGCGCCACCATCCATGAAGCCACCGGCGCGGAGGTAGTAATCGCTTTCTCGGCAGGAAACCTCCAGCATGCCGCGAAGTCATACAAGACCTCCAAACGCCTGGTTGTCGCAGCCGACAACGATGTAAGCGAGACCGGCCTCAAGGGTGCCCAGGCCACCGGCTTGCCGTATATCGTGCCTAAAGAGGTTGGAAAGGACTTCAACGATATCGCCGTTGAGAAAGGGTTGTCTGAAGTCAAACGGCAACTGATCCCTCCGGAAAACAAATTTATCCGGCGTGTCTTGCCTTCGCCGGCAGCACTCAACGAGGCATTTCTCGAAACACTGTCGATGTCCTGGACCATCAAAAAGATCATTCCAGAGTCAACAGGATTGATGATGATCTATGGAGCACCATCCTCCGGAAAATCGTTTGCCGCATTGGATATGGCGTTATCCATTGCTCACGGTATCCCTTGGCACGGATATGACACCAAAAAGAAGTCAGTGTTCTATCTCGCCGCCGAGGGTCAAGCTGGAGTCCTTAAACGCATCGAGGCATGGCGGCAGTATCACGGCATGGAGAAGATCGACAACTTTTCTCTTTTGCCGATGCCCTGTCTGATCGACAATCCCGGCCAGCTCGGTGAACTGCTGGCTATGATTCGCAGTCTGCCGGCAATGCCGGGTGTGATCATATTGGATACAGTTGCCAGATCTATGCTCGGGGACGAGAACTCCACGTTGGACATGGGCAAGTTAGTGAATGCCTGCGGGGAAATGCACGAAGCCACCAAGGCAATGATTTGCCTTATTCATCATACCGGCAAGGATGAGACCCGTGGCGCTCGTGGGGCTATCGCTTTGACAGGAGCCACCGACACGATGTTCAAGGTGGTTCGTACAACCGAGGAGAAACAGTATCTTCTTATATGTGAGCGTCAGAAGGACGATGAACCGTTCAAGCCTATGGTATTTAACCTTGAGGTTATCGATACCGGGCACGTGAATGCCGATGGTGATCCGGTTACTTCACTGGTCCCGGTGTATGATCCAGAGGCAAAAGTGAAGGAGAAGAAAAAGGAAAAACGTATTGTCTTGCGTGGAAATGCAAAAATTGCCATGGACGCTTACCGTGAGGCGATAAAGGTCCATGGAGAAGATCCAACGGAAGCGATAAAGGCCCAAATGGGAGGATTGATTTTACCAACCGACAAGGTCCTCCATGATGATAATTGGCGGGAATGGGCTTATCGAAAAGGGATGGATAGGCTCCCATTTTGGCGAGCGAAGAAATCATTAATCGATCAAAGTATGATCGATACGCTGGATGGATATTATTGGATCAGAAAATAGAGCGTTACATATCGTTTCAAACCGTTACAAATGGAATAGCAAAATATGAAACGTTACCGTTTCATATCGTTACACCCCCTATATATAGGGGTGTAACGATTGAAACGCTGTAACGGGATGAAGGAAATTTGAGGATGACGAAAATGAAGTTATGGGCTGGTAGGCCCCAGGTACCACCCATGATGGGCGTGACGCCGGAGACGAATGATGGCAAAACACTTCGTGTCGATCTTGGATATGGCGGATCACAAATAAATCGATTATCTGCTCTTGCTTCTGAAACTTTTTCCTGAGTGCTATTAATGCACGTGCCGATGATGAATATCAGGCCAATGCACGTGAGTATGGGTTATTGGCTCATGCACATGGTAATGGTCGTGTCTACCACCGTGTTCTCCTTTGTAGTGCTCATGGTGATGATGTTCATCATGTTCATGAGGATGAGCATGCGCAATCGGATCATGATGGTGAACGTGCTCATGCACCTCCCAATAGAGGAAGAACATCCCGGAAAGCATAACCAGTGCCGCTCCCCAATATTCTACGGGTGGTCGCTCCCCAAGGATTAAGACGGAAAGGACGGTGCCGATAAATGGTCCTGAAGCAAACCATGTGCTGGTTCTCGCCGACCCGATTGCCCTAAGTGCATAAATGAAGAAGACCAGGCTCACCCCATAGCTGAGCGCCCCAATGATTAGTGCTGCTGAGACCTGAAATACCGTGACATAGCTTCTGAACAGGAACAGGGAGAGAAGAATGTTAAAAAGCCCGGCGCTCCAACCTTTCATACATGCCAGAAGAGAGGCCGGAATGGACTCCAGTTCCCGGGTTAGGTTGTTGTCAATTCCCCAAAGGATGCAGGCGATGAGTACGGAGAGACCGGGAATTGACCAACGGACATCATTACTGCCAGTGAAAACAATGAAAATCGATGCCCCGATGATCAATAACTTTCCAATCCAGACACTGCGTCCTATGTGCTCATGAAAGACCATCCAAGCAATCAGAGTAGTGGCGACGGCCTCGAAATTTAGAAGGAGGGACACCTCGGATGCTGTCCCGAAGAGGATGCCATATGCCAGGAAGAGTGGGGCTGCCACTCCTCCAGCTATGACTGCGCCGATAAGGTTTGCCCACTGCTTCCAAGAAAGTCTGCTTAGAATATCGGAAACCGGAATTGTTTGACCGAGGACCACTACTGTGAGTCCTAAGCCTGAGCCCATATAGAGAAGCCCGGCGAGGAGCGACGACGGCATCTGGCCTACGATAGCCTTACAGGCGACTGGAGACATACCAAACAGAACTGCAGAGAGAATTGCCAGGTGCTGCCCTTTTTTCCTCATTTTATTTGTCCTGACCTATACTTGACTTGACAGGCACCGTCAACACAAGTCATGATTCGCCTTAAGGAATCCATATTGCTGCTGTGCGGTCACCATAAGGCTTTGCTGCACAATTTGCATACTGTACGCCAACCCATGCACACACAAGACTGTCTATACTATCTTCATACCGCTTCAACATTGCCAGGGTCCTTATATCGCTGGCATCAGGTATTTTGAGCCCTGTATGTCCAAAAATATTAGTCAAAGCACGTTCGATTTCCTTGAATTCATCAAGAAGGCGTGCGATTCGATCTTGAATAACTAACTCAGGCCAGTAGTTTCGGGACTTGGCAACCTTATATGGGACTCGATAGTCACGATTGAGTAGCCGAAGCAATGCAGGATGCGGATACACCTCGATCGTTCGCATAAGTGTACCGGAGCTATGGATTGCTGTGGCGAGGGGATAGCCTGCATTGCGAAACTGATTTGTGATGTCGATGCCCAAACGGCCTGGTCGTTTGGAGTTGGGCGAATGAGTGGAACATCCGCGCCCTCCAAAGATTCTTGAGATCACATCATCAGCCACCCGACGACTCGTGAACGGAACAGTCGCAATCGGCATGTCAAGTGTAATGAGATCAACCTTGGTACCAGCAATCTTCTGCGCGGCGGACAGCAAACTCGGAATGTGTGGTGTAGAACCTCCAAATCGACTAGTTTCCCAGTCAACGGGAACATTTTCTGCGCACGCCAGAAAAGTATCATAGCTTGGGGCTATGCAAAGACATTTCCAACCATTGCTGTTCCGAGCGACAAGTGCAACTCCGCTAGGCTCTGTGTTTGTCCATGCGGCGTCTATTGCGAGTATGACAGTCATATCGAATCCAGACTAAGCTAAATTGTCTAACGATCAGAATCAGCCGAGGCTTCCTATCCTATTCTTTCTTAATCAATGTGGCAAAAGTAATTTTTTCAGCGCCGTGCTTGTTTCTTATCTTGTCCATGACCTCGTCAATTCGTTCATTCTTGTCATTTCTCACGTTGTCTTCCATCTGATCAAAAAGTGACAACTGGCCATAAGAGCAGACTTCATGAAATCCGGAGATGCTGATTCCGATTAGCCTTACCGGATGGAACCTGTTCCATATCTGTTCAAGCAGACTGCAACCAGCCTGGTAAATTTCCTTGGTGGTGTGAGTTGCCGGGACGGTTGCCTGTTTGGTAATGACTTTAAAATCCGAATATTTCAGGGTGATATGAACTGTACGGCCTTTTTTGTCGTACCTTCTTGCGGTCATGCCAATATCATCGGCAAGCTCCATAAGAACCAGCTTTGCTTTTTCGATGTCAGATACATCTTCCGGCAAAGTTGTTGAGCGCCCTATGGACTTCATGTCTTCAACTGTATGGGCAACGACAGGTGAATCGTCTATCCCGTTGGCGCGCAGATAAATTTCCTGTCCACTCTTGCCGAAAGCACGGATAAGGTGGTCTTTGTCGGATTTTGCAAGATCCCCTATCGACTTCACGCCTATGCGGTTGAGCTTTTCAGCCGTTTTAGCGCCGATCCCATACATTTCATTGACCGGAAGCGGCCAGAGTTTTTGGGGAATGTCATGTTGCCACAGCTCGGTGATACCGAGGGGCTTCTTCATTTCAGCGGCCATTTTTGCAAGGAACTTGTTTTCGGCAATTCCGATCGAGCACCATAGTCCGAGTTTTCCCTTGATTTCATCCATGATGCTTTTCGCAGCCGTCAGAGGATCACCAAATAGACCTTGGCAGCCGGTCATATCCAGCCAGGCCTCATCAATGCTGTTTTGTTCCATGACAGGCGTATAGCTCGAAAGCAGTTCCATGACCTCTTCTGATTTCTGCTGATAGAAATGATGATCCGGCGGAACCAGGATCAGTCGGGGACATAGCTTTAAAGCTTCATGCAGGACCATGGCAGTTTTGACTCCAAATGACCTTGCCACATAGTTTGCTGCGAGAATAATCCCTGAACGCTTCTTTGGGTCACCGGCGACAGCAGCTGGCACTCCAACAAGGGAATCATTTCTTGTCATCTCGCAACTTATGAAAAAGGCGTTCATGTCAACCAGAAATATGACCTTTTGCATAGGCACTAAAAACAAGCACTGTTTATCCGGTTTCAAGGAACTACTTCTTTTTATAAACATTCAATCCTATTTTTATGTCATCTTTTTCAGGGATGGAAATATTCCCTTCGGTAGATGAAATGATAATGGTCTTTCCTGACGACGAAGGACCAAATTCTTTTGTAAGGTCGACCTTAATGGTCAGGATATTGTCCTCCACCTTCATTTCTACATTTTTCATTCTTCACACTCCTAGTTTTTTTGCCATTATATAACATCTTTGATTCAAGGATAACCCATCCTATTTCCCCTCTTCTCACCCCGCAGATGAATTAATTTCTTTCCACTCCCGACGTTTCCCGATTCGTTCCGGTAAGTAAGAGGAGTGGAGGATCGAGCCTTGAGTAGAAAAAACGCTATCCCAACGCCTCGAACAGGTCCAGAAGCACTGCACCGGCAGGGCATCGACGGGCAAGAGATTTCCAATCTGGCTGAAGTGACCACCCGACAGATCGACGACGCTTCCGGTAAGTAATACAAAAACCAATGTGAGGTGGAAGATGCCGGTTAAATCGCTTCATCCATGCAATCGCCCAGGATGCCCCCGGCTGACGCGCGAGCGGTTTTGCGGTGAACACGCACTTGAAGCCGCAACTGAGAGTGAGAGGGCCAGAGAGACGGCGGCACAGCGCGGGTATGACCATCGTTGGAGCAAGATCAGGATCATGAAGTTAAACCGCGATCCCTTGTGCGAGAGATGCCTCGCCATGGGCAGAGAGGTGCCGGCCATGCTGGTTCATCACAGGGACAGGAACCCGAAGAACAACGCGGCTGAGAATCATGAGTCGTTGTGCATGGAATGCCACGACCGGGAACATGTCCATGACCGCTTCAAGCCACGGAGGGAGGGCGGTGTAAATCTCTGGAATAATGGAGGAAATAACCGCGCCGGCAGTCACGCGCGAGTTTTTCAGAAATGAGGGACAGGGGGTAAATGATAGAAATCGAGAACGTCAGCATCAGAAAACTGAAGCCCGCCGCGTACAATCCGAGAAAAATCGACGGCGCCACCCTGGATCGTCTGGCCAGGGGAATGGAGGAATTCGGGATCGTCGATCCGATCATCATCAACAAGGACGGGACCGTGATCGGCGGGCATCAACGAATCAAGGCGGCGGAAAAACTGGGACTGTCGGAGGTCCCCTGTGTGCGTCTCGACCTGGACAAAACAAAAGAGAAGACCCTCAACCTGGCCCTCAACAAAATAAGCGGCGAATGGGATATGGGTCTCTTGAAAGACCTTCTGATCGAGCTCGATTCCGGCGCTTTCGATATCGAATTGACCGGCTTTTCGGCGAAGGAGCTCGAGAAACTCATGGTCCGAAATACCGTCGAGGACGACTTCGACGCTGAGGCGGAGGCCGCGAAGATCAAGAAGGCCGTCGCCAAGCCGGGTGAGGTCTGGGTCATGGACCGCCATAGACTCTGCTGCGGGGATGCCACCAACCCACAGGATTACGAAAAACTGATGGCGGGCGCCACGGCCGATCTCGTCTGGACGGACCCGCCTTACGGTGTCAGCTATACCAACAAGACCGATTGGATCAACAACAAGAGGAAGGGCACGAGCCACAATCCTATTGCCGGCGACAACCTGCGGGGCGGAGGCCTCCAGAGGCTGCTCGAGGACGCCTTCAAGAACACGGCGGCCCACAGCAAACCCGGAGCGTGCGTGTATGTGGCCCACGCCGATATCAACACGGCCGAATTCCGGGGTGCCCTCACAAGGGCCGGTATCTACGTCAGCCAGACCCTGGTGTGGGTAAAAAGCGGCGCCGTGCTGTCGAGGAACGATTACAACTGGAAGCACGAGCCGATCCTCTATGGCTGGAACGAGGGGGCGGGCCATTATTTTTCGCAGAACTTCACAGAAACATCCGTGATCGACGATGATCTCGACCTCGACAAAATGAAAAAGGAGGACCTTATCGCCCTTCTGAAGGAGCTGCGATCGGCACAACCGGAGACGGTCCTGCGCGAGGATCGCCCGACAAAGAACGCCCTGCACCCGACGATGAAGCCCATCGCCCTGGTCGCGAGGATGATCCGCAACAGCACGCGGCCAGACCCCTCGCAGATCGTCCTGGACCCGTTCATGGGATCCGGGACGACACTCATGGCAGCCGAGCAGACCGGCAGGACAGCATACGGCATCGAACTGGATCCCGTTTATTGCGACGTCATCTGCAAACGATGGGAGGCCTTTACGGGAAAGGTGGCGAAGAGAGAAAACGATGCCAGGACGTAAACCGAAACCGGCGAACCTCCTGACGCTGGAAAAAGGCACCCTTTACGGCGTTCAGAGGGAACGCGTCGAGAATGAACCCAGAGCCGAACGCCATATCGTCCCCAAGTGTCCGACGAGATTCTCCAGGGAGGAAAGAAGGGAATGGCGATTTTTCGCCTCCATCCTGAAAAACTACGGTCTGCTGACCATAGCCAATGCACCGATTCTCGAACTGCTGGCGACCGACATGGCCCAGTACAAGGAATGCGCCGCCAAGGTGGCGGAAACCGGCATCATTATCAGGAGTCCCCAGAACTTCCCGATCTACAACCCCTACTGGACCGCGGTGAACAAACTGGAGGAAAAAATACACAAATGCCTGGCGGAACTCGGACTCTCGAGTTCGTCGCTGGCCAGGATAGGCGCCCTGATCGTGAAGAGCAACAAGGAAAAAGACGGATACTTCGAGGATTGACGATAATGGTGAACACGATCATCAAAAAAGTGAAATTGTCGGAGCTCAAGCCCCATCCCGACAACCCAAGAAAAATCAGCCGGGAGAACATGGATCGTCTCGTCAAATCGCTCCAGGAATTTCCGGAGATGCTCGAAATCAAGGAAATCGTTGTGGACGAAACCATGACGATCATCGGCGGGAACATGCGTTACGCCGCCCTCAAGAAAATGGGCCGGGAGCAATGCAAGGCGAAGATCGTCACAGGGCTCACGGAGGATCAGAAACGCGAGTATATCATCAAAGACAACATAGCCCTGGGGGAGTGGGAAAAAACCATCATCGCCAAAAAATACAGCGATCTCGACCTTAAAACCTGGGGCATTGACCTGCTTGGCGCCTCGATGGGAAAAGAGGAGCTGAGGGCTGCGATTTTGACGGAAAAGGAGCGCAAAGAGGCAGCCAAAACGGTTGATGCGATTTCGAAAGCCCTGTCCGAGAAGATCAAGACGATAACCGCCGAGGACCCGAAGCGGATAAACAGCGCCATCTGCATCGTCGTCCAGAACGGCCGAGGCAATGATGTCATGGTCCTGGCGGATCCGAACGCCAAAGACATCATCGCCGAGTTGAAACGATACGCCGACGCCGGTGAACATTCGCCTCTCGAATGTTTAATGAGGGCGCTGACATGAGAACGGCGCTCCGCATCATCAACGAGGCCATGGCCGCCCATAAGAAAGCATGTCTGGCATTCTCCGGCGGGTCGGACAGCGTTTTGTTGATGGATCTCATTTTCAGACACACGGAACACCGGCCGGTCGTCGTGTTCGCCGACTCCCAGATGGAATACCCGGAAACGGAGGCCTTCTGCCGGAAGGTATGTGGGCATTACGGCGCCGAGCTCCATGTCGCCAAGGCAACCCATACCCCGGAGCAGCAATGGAGACGATACGGATGGCCGATGATGGGGAAGATCGCGGCGAGGAAATGGATGCAGCGGCATAAGCACCGGCCGCTCGGGTTCAAGATCGATGTCTCGACGTGCTGCCGGATGATGAAGATCGCGCCGGCCAGGAGGTTGGCAAAGAAGCTTGACTGCACTCTTCAGTTCACCGGGGTCCGGGGAGCGAGCGACGACATCCTCCGCGGACTCCGGGCCATAAAAGACGGTGCCACCCACTACGTCAAAGCCGACGACCTGACGATCTGCAACCCGCTTACCGGCTGGACGGACACCATGGGCCGTCGCTACCGGGACAAGTACGATCTCCCGATTCATCCGTCCAAGGCCCGAGGAGCCGTCACGATCGGCTGCGTCTGCTGCGGAGGCGGATCCCAATTCACTATCAGCGCCTTTCGACTGCTCAGGCGCACATGGCCGGAGGCATGGTGGAAATATATCGTCGAGACAGGCATGGGCGAGATCATCCTTGCCATCAAATACGACACCCATATCGATACGGTAAGAGAATCCATCGATTCCCTGGGAGGCTTGGAAACGGTCGCTAGGGAGCGCCCGTGGATTTTTGATTATACTGCAGCGGACCCGCTGCCGGGATATGAAAAATGAGAAGGTCCGTAAATTGAAATCAACAGGATCAATGATGTTCACAGCTAAACTATTTCCGACGATACTGATTATTTTGGATGTTCTGGCGGCGGTCATGTATGTACCGTCCGGTGATTGGCGGCATGTCGTTTACTGGCTGGCCGCGGCGATTTTGACTTTTACGGTGACGTATTGACGGGATACGAGAAATGGGAAAAAACGAATTTTTGTACTTTGGCACCCTGACCCCAAGGCAGCAACTGAACGACCTGATGCATAAGTACGCGCAGAGAAATCATATTCCTTATGAAGAAAGCTGGGTCGAACTCGATCATCGCTACTACAGGCGTCATAACATCGCGATTTTCGTAGAACGCAAAAGACACAGGGAAAAAACGAATATGCGTCTGAGCATCACGGAATTTCTGGATTTAACAGGAAGACTCACCGCGGCGATAGAGATCGGGCATGAGATGACTGAGGGAATACCGATGGAGAAACACCATGCCTTTTAATTTGGAAAAAGCGGAATGGGTGAAAAACTTCATTGAAACCTATTGCACGTATTCCAAAGGTGAATGGGCCGGCAAGCCATTCAGGCTCTTGCCATGGCAATGGGAAGACCTCTTGAAACCTCTGTTCGGAACGCTGAATGACGACGGGACCAGGCAATACCGCACCGCCTACGTCGAGATCCCCAAGAAAAACGGCAAATCGGAATTCTGCGCCGCCATAGGCCTTTACATGCTGACCAACGACGGGGAAAAGGGCGCCGAGGTCTACTGTGCGGCCGCAGACCGCGAACAGGCGAGCATCGTCTACCAGGCAGCCTCGGCCATGGTCCGCAACTCTGCCGGCCTCTCCAGGCATCTCAAATGCCTGGATTCACGCAAGCGGATCATCTACCGGAAGAACAACAGCTATTTCCAGGTCCTCTCCTCCGAATCGTACACAAAGCATGGTCTCAACCCGTCATGCGTCATCGTCGACGAAATCCATGCGCACCCCAACGATGAACTCTGGAACGTCTTGACGGCGGGGACGGATTATGCCCGCAGGCAGCAGATCGTCTTGGTCATCACCACGGCCGGCATATACGACAAAAACTCCATCTGGTGGCGTCTGCGCTCGAAAGCGATTCAGGTCGGAAAAGGCATCATACAGGATCCCCGGTTCCTGCCGGTCCTATATCTGGCGGACCCGGAAAAGGACGATCCGGATGACGAGGACCTCTGGAAGCGGGTGAACCCGTCCTTGGGACAGATCTTCACTCTCGACAAGATCCGGCAGGACTACAACGAGGCCAAGCAAAACCCGGTGGACTTCCAGAATTTCCTTCGCTTCCGGCTGAACATCCCCGTCAAGCAGCTCTCGCGGTGGATGCCCATGGACAAGTGGGACAAGTGCAACTCCGAGCCCGACCTTGAGTTGCTTCGCGGCCGCAAGTGCTTCGGGGGCTTGGACCTGTCATCCAAAATCGACCTGGCGGCCTTCGTCCTGGTTTTCCCGCCGGATGACAAGGACGGTGTTTTTGACATCCTGTGCCGCTTCTACTGCCCGGAAGAAGGAATCCTCAAGCGCTCTCAAACCGACCGCATCCACTATGACCTATGGCAGGATCAAGGTTTTTTAACCGCGACGCCGGGCAACGTCATCGACTATGCGTGGATCGAGAAGGACATCCTGGATACCGCGAAGGAATATCAGCTCTGCCAGATCGGGTTCGACTCGTGGAACGCCCAGGCGACGGCTACCCGGATCATGGATGAATTGAATCCGACGGGCAATGAAGAAGGGTTCCAGATGGTCGAGGTGCGCCAGGGGGCAAAGTCATTCAACGAACCCGCCAAGGATCTGCTCGTTCATGTCATGACGGAAAAGGTGCGGCACGGGGGCCATCCGGTGCTCCGGTGGTGCGCCGACAACCTTGTCATGAGGTCCGATCCCAACGGTAATGTAGCGCCGGACAAAGAAAAGGCGACAGAGAAGATAGACGGCATGGTTGCGCTGATCATGGCCTGGGGACGGGCGATGTTTGGAAACGACGAAACACAATCGGTGTACGAGACCAGGGGGGTTGTATGCTTATGAGTAAAGAGGGTTCTGATAAGAGATCCGTATCTGACCCACCGACCAAGCCACTGCTGCGGATTGATGAAGTGGCGGCATATTTTGATGTCCACCCGCGCACAATCCGTCTGTGGATCGAGCATGGACATTTAAGCGCCGAACGGCTTGCCGGATCCATACGCGTAACGCGCGAGTCAATCATCAATTTTCGCCTCAAAGGACGAGAAGACTGAAAAAAGTGTGAAATATCTGAACATTTGTAAAAATCCTGCAGTGTCAATACTTTTTAAAACCTGACATACTTCCACCATGGATTCATAACTGATTAATAAGATAGCGGCTCAAAGTGAGAATATTACAGCGGCTCAAAAAAACAGCTCAGTATTTCCGCAACCTCGGCGTCGATGATCCCAAGGCTTGGGATCCTTCGCTTTGGAATCTCTACGGCGCGCAATCCCTCTCGGGTGAAACCGTCACTGAGCAGTCCGCCCTCACCTATTCCGCTGTCTGGAATGCGGTCACCCTGATAGCCGGAACCATCGCCAGCCTTCCTCTTCACCTCATGCAAATGAAAGCGGAAAAAAAGAGGATCGCCGCTGACAGGGTCATGTATAGGGTCCTTCACGACCAGGCCAACCCGTTTATGACGGCCAAGGCATTTCGGGAAACGCTCATGGGCCACATCCTGCTGTGGGGTAACGGCTACGCGGAAAAGGTGATCAACGGATACGGGGAACTGGTCCAGCTCTGGCCCATTGCGCCGAATCTGGTGACGCCCATGTGGCGGGACGGTGACATTTTGTACCGTGTGAAGGTCGGCAAAGAAGACAAGTATTTCACCAGGGATAAAATACTGCACGTCCCCGGCATCGGCTTCGACGGTCTCATGGGCTATTCGGTGGTCGCCATGGCCAGGAAGTCGATCGGCCTCGGCATGGCCATGGAAACGTTCGGATCCCTCTACTTCGGCAACGGAACGCATCCGGGGGTTATCGTCAGCCACCCGAACCAGCTCTCAGCCGCCGCGCACGCAAACCTGAAGAAGTCTCTCACCGAGGGCTATTCAGGCCTCGGACAGTCACACCGACTGTTACTGCTCGAAGAGGGCATGAAACTCGAAAAAGTGGGCGTGCCGCCGGAAGACGCCCAGTTCCTGGAAAGCCGCCAGTTTCAAATACCCGAGATAGCCCGCTGGTTCAACCTTCCGCCGCACAAACTCAAGGACCTGACCCGATCGTCCTTCAACAACATCGAATCGGAGCAGCGGTCTTTCTATACGGACACATTACTGCCCTGGCTCGTCACTCTCGAACAGAACTATAACATGCAGCTCTTGACGGACAGCGACAGGGCGCTCTCGGGCCGGGGCAGGCTTTACTACAAACACGTTGTCGAGGGCATATTGAGAGCCGATGCCGCCGGTCGCGGGGCTTTTTACCGGGAGATGTTCAACATCGGCGCCTTTTCCATAAACGAGATCAGACAACTCGAAGACAAGGACCCAATAGAGGGCGGGGACATCCATCTGGTGCCCATGAATATGACGCCGCTGCAAAATGCCGGGAAACTCGATCAGGCGTTGGAACCTAAGCGGCCCATGCCCAAAGACAACAAGGGAGGCGAGGACCAATGAAATGGTACGAGATCAAAAGCAAGGCGGAGAAAGCCGAGATATGGATTTACGATCAGATCGGGGAAGATTTCTGGACCGGAGGCGGCACCACCGCAAAGGCCTTTCAGAAAGAGCTTTCTGCGGTCGCCGCTTCGCAGATCGATCTGCACATCAACAGCCCGGGAGGTGAAGTCTTCGACGGCATCACCATCTACAACCTTCTCAAGCAGCACCCGGCGACGATCACAACCTATATCGACGGCATCGCGGCGTCCATCGCCTCGGTCATCGCCCTCGTAGGCGACAAGGTGGTTATGGCCGAAAACGCCCTTTACATGATGCACAACCCATCCGGGATGGTTGTGGGAAACGCCGATGACATGAGGAGTATGGCCGATGTCCTCGACAAAGTGCGAGGGAGCATGCTGAAGGTCTACTCAGGGAAAAGCGGCAAAGAGGATCAAGACATCGTTCCCCTGCTGGATGCCGAAACCTGGATGAACGCCGACGAGGCTTTGGAGGCGGGTTTTATCGACGAGATCGGGAGCAGGATGGACATGGCTGCATGCGCCAGGTTCATCCCGGTTATGGCAAAGGCGGGCTTCAAGCGCATTCCGGATAATATTGACGGCGAAAAGGGAAACCCATTGCCGAAAGATCTTGAGGACATTGCGAATATTCACCAGAGGAATCAGATTAAAGTCGCTCAATCCAAGCAGACAAGGAGGGATCGTGTAGCCGACCTGCTCATCAGGGCGGAGTTGGTTTCACCAAAGTAAAAGAGTAAAGACTTAAAAACCCGGGCTCCCCCGAAGCCTGATCAGCCGAAGGGGACGCAAGAAAGAACGAAGGGCGGCAGTGAGGTGCCTCACCATCTCATGCCGCCCTTTTTCTTTGCCCGGAAACCACAACGGGAAAAGGAGCAGAAGATGAAAACGATCAGTCAGTACAGGGAAGACATCGCCGCCTTGATGAAAAAAGCGGCCGACATGGACGCCAAGGCCACCGTGGAGAACCGCGATCTGACCGACGGCGAATTGAGCATCAAAAACGAGATGATGGATACCGTCGAGGACTACCGCCGCACGGTGGCCACACTGGAGAGGCAGCAGCGGATCGCCGACGCCCTGGAAAAACCGGAAGCCGTCCAGTCCATTGAAAAGAAAAGGGAAATTGCAGCACAAACAGAACGGGACAGGTTCCCTTCTTTCGGGGCCCAGCTGGCGGCGGTCATGAGGGCCGGGCAGCCCGGCGGCGTGGTCGACCCGAGATTGAGGATCACGTCCTCCGCTTCGGGGCTCAACGAGACCATCCCCTCGGACGGAGGGTTTCTCGTCCAGCAGGATTTTTCGACGGAACTCCTGAAGGATGTCTTTGAAACCGGAATTCTGGCTTCCCGATGCCGCAGGGTCCCTATATCGGGGAACGCCAACAGCATGAAACTGCCGGGACTGGACGAAACATCCCGGGCTTCCACCCGGTGGGGCGGGATCGTCGGCTATTGGGAAGAGGAAGCGGGAGAAAAGTCGGCCAGCAAACCGAAGTTCAGAAAAATCGAGCTCAACCTTAAAAAGCTGATTGGGCTCTGCTACGCGACGGACGAGCTCCTGAGCGATGCGGCGGCCCTCGAGGGAGTTATTCGCCAGGGTTTCGTTTCCGAATTCGGATTTCTGCTCGACGATGCCATCATCAACGGCACGGGAGCAGGGCAGCCTCTCGGCATCCTCAACGCGGGCTGCCTGGTCCAGGTGAACAAAGAGACGGGACAGAAGGCGGCCACGGTTCTGGCGGAAAACGTCATCAACATGTGGTCCCGCCTCTTTGCGTCGAGCCGTCCCAATGCCGTATGGCTAATCAATCAGAACATCGAGCCGCAGCTCTTCACCATGTCCCTGGCCGTGGGAACCGGGGGGATCCCGATCTACATGCCGGCAGGAGGCTTAAGCGGCCAGCCTTACGGGACCCTCTTCGGGCGCCCGGTCCTGGCCATCGAGCAGGCGGCGACCTTGGGCACCCTGGGAGACATTCTCCTGGCTGACCTCCAGAACGGTTACATTCTGGCGGAAAAGGGAGGCATCCAGAGCGATATGAGCATCCATGTCCGCTTTGTCTACGACGAATCCGTGTTCCGGTTCGTCATGCGCGTGGACGGCCAGCCGGTGCGGGCCTCCGCATTGACGCCTTACAAGGGTGGGGCCAATTACACCCAGTCGCATTTTGTCGGGCTCCAGACCCGGTCCTAACGAAGACAGCCGGGGAGCAATCCCTGAATCAGATAACAAGGAGGAATGAACGATGTTGAATCCCGAAATAAATCCCATCCAATTGGCCCATGAACCGGCGGCGGCGGACGCCATAGCGGATACGGCCGCCTGGTGCGATCTCAGTAAAGCGAAAGGAGTCTTGATAACCGTCCTGCATTACCGCGGTGGCGACACGGACCTGGTCCTGCACGTCCACGAGGGGGCGGCGGCAAGCGGCACAACTGCAATCACCGCCGCCTTCCCGATATGGTACGCATCCGACGCCCTCACGGACCCGACCCTGGTGAGACAGGCCGACGCAGCATCCTTCACCATTGATACGGGCCTCCACACCGGTTCCCAGGTGGTCCAGTTTTACATCGACGCCGGCATTCTGAGCGCGGGATGCCGTTACGTGCAGTTGGGGACCTCCGGCGGCCATGCGTCGAGCATCGCGTCGGTTACCTATGAACTGGTCGGGACGCGGTATCAGAACAACGAGGCCCTGTAACAGCGCTTCCTGAAAGGAGGGTGAAAAAAATGAACTACAACTCATCGACCATATCGAGAATAGCGGACATCGTCCTCGGTATCCGAGTTGACCGCTCCGCAGCGGCTATCGCCGCCGGGACCAATCCGATCTTCACGGTCACAGGCGGTCGGGTCGCCTTGTTGGGCCTGCTGGGTGAGGTTGTGACCACCATGGATGCAACTCTTACAACGCTCCAGATCAGCGCCAATCCCACAACTGGAGACGACACGGTGCTGTGCGCCGCCTCGGCCTCCATCGCCAACGTGGATGTCGGCTGCATGTTCACCCTGCCCGACGCAGTGGGAACAGCTCTTGTCACCTCTACCACGGACGGGGGCTGCATCCTGAGCACGGCCCCAAGATGGGCCATCCGGCCCGGTTCCATTGAACTCGTTACAGGGGTCGGCGCCAATGCCGGCACGATGAAATGGAGCCTCTGGTATGTTCCGATCGACGACGGGGCATACGTGACGGCCGCTTAACGGGAGGATCGCTCAATGGCCGGAAGCGCCATGACATTTACGGAAGTGACTTACGGGACCATCAAGAAAATCAAGGCGGCCTGGGTCTCGGATGATTCGACCGGCGCGGTAAGCGGGACAACGGCGAACTACTACGACGGCAGGCTTATCGGGGCCGTCACCGTGCCGGACGGTTCCGCCGCTCCTACGGACAACTACGACGTTGCCGTGAACGATTCAGACGGCGTCGATGTCGCTCTGGGGGCGTTGGCCGACAGGGATGCGACGAACACGGAATACAGGGCGGAAGCATCCATGGCGGGCGTCGCCAACAGCAAACTGACCATTGTTGTAACGAACGCCGGGAATTCCAAAAAAGGCGCCTTGTATCTCTACATACGGTAACGGCGGCGAAAGGGAGTGAACCTATGGATACTTCAGACTGGCTCCTGGTTATCTCGATCGGGATCGGCATTGCCCAGGGGATCATAATTGTCCAGAACAAATCCTTCAAGGAAGAAATCAGGCAGCTGTGGGCTCGGGCGGACTCACACGGCCACAAGATCGAGTGTGACGCCCAAGAGTGCAAAGCCCGAACTACGGCGGTCATCATCAACGAGGGATAACTGTACATGCTGACATTGAGGGATCGCATAAAACTGCATGAAGGATTGAGACTCGAGCCATACCTCTGCCCGGCCCGCGCCTGGACCATCGGCTACGGCCACAAGATCCGCAAACACGAGAAATTCACGAGATTAACCGTCGATCAGGCGGAACGGGTTCTCGACGCGGACATTGAAACCGCGGAGGCGGAAGCGAGATCCTTGTTTCCCGACAGCAAGTATAAGAACTTCACGAAAAATCGACGGGACGTTCTGACTGAGCTGGTCTTCAACCTCGGTCTGACGAGGTTCAGGGGATTCAAACGGATGATTTCCGCGATCGACGGGGGCGATTGGCAACAAGCGGCGGCCGAGCTCGAAGATTCGAAATGGTATCGGCAGGTAGGACCCAATAGGGGGAACACTTTGGTGGATCTTCTTCGCAAAGGTTAAGTGACGACATTGCAGCACAAAAAAGGAGGATTGAAAGTGAAAAACTGGAAAACGACGGCATCGGGCATATTGGCGGCATTGGGGATGATCTTCCCTTTGTTCGGAATTCCGGCGGAAGTCGGAAACGCGGTAAGCACGCTCGGCCTTTTTCTGATCGGCCTTTTCGCCAAGGACAGCAACGTCACGGGCGGCAGTGTGAGCCAATGAAAAGATTTCTCGCATCACTCGTCATCCTTGTGGCGGCAACTTCTGCTCAGGCTTGGGTGACGGTCGGCAATGTCATGGCAGGCACATCCGAGGTCACCCTGCAATGGGAGCCCTCCATAGACCACGACTACATCACCGGCTACCGGCTTTACTACGGTTCAGCGACTGGTCAATACACCACGAAGATAGAGGTCGGCAAGGTCACGACCTATACGATTTCACTGCCAGACGGGACCTATTACATGGCGCTGACCGCTTACGATGACCGCGGGTTGGAGTCGGCCTATTCCAACGAAGTGAGCACAACGATCAAGACGAGCATCCGGCCTCCCAAGAACCTGATCATCTTTTCAGTGACCATCTTGAACGGGACGGCTAAGGCACAAGGGCGGTGATATGGAAGTTTGGGGCGGCGCGTACAAACGCTTCATGATGGTTTCCGAACCGGAAACGGAGCCGGTCTCCTTGGCCGAACTCAAACTGCATCTGCGGCTCGATTCGGGGAGCTTCGCCGAAAACATAGACAGCACCCAGAGCATCGCTCCGGGAAGTCACGTGACGACGTCAGGATACGGACTGACCGGAACCGCTGTCGAGATTCTCGGGTATCAGACCGTTGTCTATCTGAAAGCTGGGGAAAACGGAACGGGCGGGACCGTCGACGTCAAAGTCCAGGAATCCGACGACAACAGCGCCTGGGCCGACTGGACAAACGGCGCTTTCACCCAGGTGACAACTGCGAATGACAATGCGACCTACGAGAAAGCCTACACCGGTTCGAAGCGATATATCCGTGTCATCGCCCGGATTCTTGTCGCCGCCTGTGAATTAGGCGTCGACATCGTCCGGCTCGCTCCGACAACGGCGGAGGACGCGCTGTTGAATGACCTCATCACGACGGCACGGGAACGCGTCGAAGAAATAACAAGAAGAGCTTTGATCACACAGACCTGGGACTACTGCCTGCCGCAATGGCCTGACGGCGACTGCATCGAGCTTCCCTTCGGGAACCTGCAATCGGTGGAAACGATCACCTATAAGGATACCGACGGAACGATCAACACACTTCCTGCCGGCGACTACATCATCGAGCCAAACGGCGAGCTAATCGGTCGGGTTGTCCTTGCCTACGGGAGTTCCTGGCCTTCCGCTGCACTCTATCCGGCGAACCCGATAACGATCCGGTTCACCTGCGGGTGGGCTTCCGCCTTGGTCGTACCCAAACGGATCAAAACGGCGATCAAGATGATCTGCGCCGACCTTTATGCAATGAGAGGCGAGCCGGTGGTGGGACAGACGGTCACCGAGGACAAATCGGTCCCCCGGCTGCTGGCCAGTTTCAGGCTTTGGGAGGAGTTTTGAGATCCGGCAGACTGGACAGGCGCATCACGCTGCAGCGCAAAACGGTCGTTGAAAACAGCTATGGCGAGCCGATCGAAACGTGGATGGACCTGGCGACGGTGTGGGCGGAACACCTGCCGGCCGGGGGCGTCGAACGATATGCCGCCACACAGATGGTGGCCGAAGCCGACACGAGATGGCGGATCCGGTACAGAGCGGACCTGACCCCGATCGACCGGCTGAGTTACGCGGGAAGAATATATGACGTCACGGGGGTTATGGAAATCGGACGCCGTGAAGGGCTTGAAATCTATTCAAAAGTGAGGGCGGAGTGATGAATGGGCATGGCTCGTTTTCGTTTGAGCTGAAGGGTGTGAAGGAATTGACAAGGCTTCTGGACCAGCTGCCGACTGTGGCCATGAAGAAGACGGTTCTCAGAAACGCGTTGAAGAAGGCGGGGAACCCGATCGCCGAAGCGGCCAAGGCGAACGTGCCGGTGGTGACGGGCGGTCTGCGGGACTCGATCAAGGTGTCCCCGAGTCTAAAACCTTCACAGAGGAAGGGAAGACAGGACCGCTCGGTGGTGACCGTCTATGTCGGCTCGTCGTCCCCCGTCGCCCACCTCGTGGAATTCGGGACCGTCGAGAGGATCCTTGACGAACCTCGGCTCGTCAAACTCGGAGATCGCTGGATCAGGATCACGACGACCGGCTTCGTCTCTCCGAACCCATTCCTCCGGAGGGCCTGGCACGCGATGAAAATGCCCGCCTTGGGGATCTTCGCCGACGAGATGAAGAACGAACTCTACAAATCGGCCGGGAGACTGGCGAAACGGGCGGCGGCGGGCAAGCTGACGGCGGCGCAGGTGAGAGGATTGAGCAAATGAGCGCTGAAAATATCGAAGAGGCGATACATGACATCCTCGTTGCCGACGCGACCGTGCAGGCTTTGACCACCAGGTGCTACCCCTCGACACTGCCACAGGATCCGACCTATCCGCTCATTCTCTACATGCGGGTGTACGGCGCCGGGGAAAATGCCCTGGAAGGGCCTGTGGGGATGGCGAACCCTCACTTTCAGATCGAGGCATGGGCAAAGACATATGCCGCAGCAAAGGCTCTGGCCAAGGCGGTAAGGAACGCCCTGAACGGGTACCGTGGGACAAGCGGGTCGGTCCGGATAGGATCGTTTTTGATTCAATCGGAACGGGATGTCTACGAGCCGGCGGTGGCCTGTCACAGGATCATCATGGATTTCTCGATATGGCATGACGAATAGAACAAAGGAGGAAACGCAGCATGGCTATTGAATCTCAAGGAACAAAAATCGAAATGGGGACCGGATCCGGCGGGGCCGAAACGATCACGGCCATTGCACTGGGCAACCCCACGATCCTGACATCGGCGGCTCACGCCCTGGCAAACGGCGACATCGTGACCCTGTCCAATTTCGGGGGGGATGACGCGGGCGATATCAACGGCCAGGTGTGCATCGTCAGTCACGTCACCACGGACACGTTTGCCGTGAACTTCGACTCGACCGGAAAAACGATTACAGATAATACAGACGCGGCCTTGGCCACACCTGTCACGTGGACGGAAATCGGTGAGGTCACCGACTTCGGCGGCCCGGACGGCACGGCCTCCGAGATCGACACGACCCATCTCGGGTCGACGGCGAAGGAATTCCTGATGGGGCTGCCCGATGAAGGATCCATTTCCCTGTCCATCAACTGGGAACCGTCGGATAACGGGCAGCAGGCGGTCATTGCGGCACGCAAGGCGCGGACGGAGAAGGATTTCAAGATCACCTACTCGGACTCCTCGACGGCCACCTTCAAGGGTTACGTCCTCGGGCTCAGTTCTTCCGGGGCGGTGGACGGCAAGATCGACGGTTCGATCACGATCAGAATCACGGACGAGGTCACCTGGGCATAACATGAACATTCTGACTGGAGAGAAAATCGTCCATATAGGCGGGCACGAACACGTCCTGAAATTCACCTGGCGGGCATTGTCGGAAATCGAACAAAAATACGGCGACAGCCCGAACCTGTTTGACCCGGACGTGATCGCCGTGATCGCCGCCATCGGTTTAAGGGACAGGCACCCGGAGATGACGGCCGAGCGCATAATGGACATCTCTCCTCCCTTGGTCCCGTTTGCCAAGGCCGTTCAGACAGCGATTCAGTGGGCGTATTTCGGGCCAGAGGGAATACCGAACGACGACGGTCGAAGCGTAAAAAAAAACCAAAAAGCGGGTGGGTCATGGCGGCGTTTCATAACGCGGTTATGTCCGGCGTTTCTCCGGGAGAGTTCTGGGGGCTGACACCCTATCTGACCCGCCAGGCCGTCTGTGCCCTGGCCGATGGACGGAGCGCATCGGCATGGCTCATGGCGAACCTGTCGAGGGCCAAGAAGATGCCGAAATTGGAAAGCCTGCTTGTCAGGCGGGAAGTCGATCACGCGGATATGGAAGCCCGGATGAAGAACGCCTTAAAAAACATGGGTAAAAGACAATGGCAGAATCCATAGGGGCGCTCAGAGCGGAGCTTTCCGCCGGACACGCTCAGTTTGCTTCAGACATGAAAAAGGCCCGCGACGCCTTGGTCACCAACGCCCAGGGCATGGCAAAGGGGATGGAAACGGCCCAAAAATCGTTTAATGCCGGCACGGCCGGTTTGATGTCTTTCCGGGTCAAGGCCCTCGCTGCGGCTACGGTGACCGGGATGCTGGCCAAAACCGTCATCAACATGGCCGATGACTACACGCTCTTGGACAACAAGCTGAAACTCGTCACGACGTCCTCGGACAATTTGAAGGCGGTTCAGGAAGGGCTCTACCAGCAGTCCCTGAGATCTCACAGCTCTTACTCCTCCTCGGTCGATCTCTATGCCCGGTTCGCCAAGGCGACGGAGACTATGGGCACAGGCCAAAGCGACCTTCTGCGCATCACCGAAACCCTCAACAAGGCCATGGTCATCTCCGGGGCGACCCAGCAGGAGGCGACCAACGGGATTATCCAGCTGTCCCAGGGTATGGCCTCCGGCGCGATTCCGCTGGTCGTCGCGGGCGTGAAGAATATTTTCGGAGCGCCGGAAGGCGTGTACCGCGACGGCGGACTGATCGATTATCATTTGTCGCACCAGTTTGCCGGGAAGGAAGACGATCTGGTCCTCTTCTTCCATCATGAAGAAAGGATCGTGCCCGGCTGGCTGGACAAAAAAATCACGAAGCGCGCGCCGGATGAACAGACACTGAACAACGTCGTGATGATTTTCCCGTCGCAGAGTTTTGTGGACCGGCTGCCGGACGGCAAGATTCCCGACCGCGACGATTTCCTGACGCACATCGACGATCCAAACCGCCGGATCGAAAACTGGAACAGGGTCGCTTCACTTTCCGCCCCGCTGGGGGAGGAATTCCTGGAGCTGGTCGAAAGCGGCCGCCTTCGTGACATCGTGGAAAAAATGTAGATAGGGAGAAAGAGGGTTGGAAGATTAGAAGATTAGAAGATTGGAGGTTTGGAGGGTTGGAAGGTTAGAGGGTTGGAGGGTTGGAAGGTTGGAGGGTTAGAAGATTAGAAGATTGGAGGTTTGGAGGGTTAGAAGGTTTATAATACTCCCCAAAAACTGGACAGAGCAATAAGGTGGGTGATAGTCTGCCATAACCGAGAAGGAGAGAGGATATGGCAAAACAAATGCGGAAGAGTTACGATGCGGCTTTTAAAGCCAAAGTTG